GCAAGTGATGGCACTAATCATCATCAAGTGCTTCGAAGACCTGCTTTTTAGCAGGTCTGCCATGAAGTCCAAGAGCATCAAAGGCGCAGCCAAATTCGACGCGTTGGCAGCGTTGTTTGCAGGCATGAGACGCAACATCGATGAGGTGACGACCCTTGAAGGGGATGGCTCTGCGTGGGATACGTGTTGCAGCGCAACGTTGAGAGGAATTCTCGAGAACCCCATCATTAGGTACATAGGTTATGTGTTGATGGATGAGTTCATAATCCCAGAGGAATGGGTGAAGGCTCACGAGAAGATCAACTCCGATAAGGAGCTCAAGGCTTTTGTGTTTGGTTCAGGGAAAGGACCAACAATGGCATGGCCTGAGAAGATCAAGATCGCTTTCGTGGCCATCCGGAGAAGCGGGCATCGAGGTACCTCATGCCTGAATTTTTGGATAAACTTTGCCCTATGGCACATCTGCATCTACGGTCCTGATGCAAGTAAGTTCCTGGATCCGTCTCGCCGTAATAGCAAAGACGTCTGGGGCAATATGAGGTGGTTTGCAACCGGTTTCGAAGGAGATGATTCAGGAATCGCGACCACAGCCAAGGACCAAGCAGGCAGGTTTGTCGACCTTCAGGCGCATGAAGCTCAGATCGTGGGTTTTTGGCAAAGATGCGGCTTCAACATGGAGTTGGAGTTTCGCAGGAACGGCAGTAAGATGAAATTCGCCGGGGTTTATTCCTTGGTGGACAAACATGGTCCCACAGGGGAAATGATGCCTGATTTGCTCAAGTTCATTGACAGTCATGGCGTAACCTGCAGTTCTGGCGCCGTTTCTTTCGCCAAGAGTGGTGACGTGGCAGGGCTCAACGAGGTCATCGCATCAAAGTGCTGGAGCGCAGCCTACATGTTTGCGGGCCGCTTGAATTGCATCGCTCAAGCAGCGTTGATCTATGCTGAGAACTGCACCGTGCGTTCAGGGAAGGATTATTCCGAGTTGCAGTTCAGCCACGACGATTACATGAACTGCGGAGGCTTAGGCAAAGAGGAATTGTGTTTTAAGGTTCATTGCCTGATGAATGACCAGAAGGGGTCAGATGCGGAGAATCTCTCAAAGTTTGGGTGGGCGGCAACCGAAGACGAAATTGCCACTTTCGTAGCGAGTCACAGCACGTTGGATGTTTGCAGCTTGCCAAGTGCTGAGGAGTGGGACCGGGTGGTCCCGCGGAATTGGGCCTGAGGGCCCCGCCCTTTAGTGTTTCACCCGTAGCGTATTATTTAGTTTTAAAGTCGCTAGCTGGAGGCAGTAATATGGTCTTCAGGAGAGAAAGTTGCAATAAGGGTCAGTTTGGGCCCTCATGTTGCTTTGCTGGTCGTACAAGGGGCTTTTGCCGCTCAGCCCGCTAGATCAGCAGCCCGCGTGGGACAGCGTGGGTATATTTCGCCTTATTCTTCAAACCCCTTGTTTCTCCCGCAAGGGGCTGAGCCTGGTGGCACGCAAGCAGTGTCTGAGGTGAAGGCCACATCAAGCCATAGCAGTGGTGGGTTGCTCCCCTTAAATTGGTGCCTAACCACCCCAAAAACGCCGACCACATTGACATGTCCTAGTCATCTCCGTGGTAGCCGTTGTAACCCACCAAACTGATACTGAGTTTGGAAACAGGAACGCGGTCTTTGGGTGTCTGTCATTAGAGAGGTCACGTGAGCGAACAAAACGGGCAGCCAATCCGTTTATGCGCTTATGGTGGTCCACCCTGGTCGTTAGCCGTATTGCCAAGGAAAGCTAGCGGTTGGGTAGGGTGCAGTAGGGAATGTCGCGGAGAAGGAATGCCCCGGGTTAGATTGTGTCGCGATACTTAGTTCGCCCGGTGGACAAGCATGTTAGAACAACAGCGCGATGCGGAGCCTGCCCCTCTAGCAGGGCAGTGAGGCGTTCATGCAGTAACCACGTATTTTAGGTGTTTACATTTAGGTTTTTACAAAAACGGAAAACCTTTAAAACAAAACAAAGAGATTAGCGACTGTTCGGCAGCTTTT